CCGCCCCGCCCCCCCCCCCCCCCCCCCCCCGCCCCCCCCCCCCCGCCCCCCCCCCCCCCCCCCCCCCCCCCCCCCCCCCCCCCCCCCCGCCCCGCCCCCCCCCCCCCCGAAGGCCACCTCACAGGCAGCTCACAGCTAGCTCACAGGAAGGGTTCAGGTGGCTCACAGTTTCAGAGGCAATCGCCAGGGAGCAGCATCGCCCAAAAAGTCACCACAGACAACCTAAGCGCCTTACCCCCCGCAATGACACAAACACCCACAACCCCCACCAAACCAGCCAGAGCAAGCCCACAACACGCCGGATCCGTAAACGGCATGAAACGCCAAACGGCGCAACCCCCGAAAGGATTACGCCGAACGACGGAACCAACATCAACCAACAGCGACCGAGACAGCAGACGCGAGACACAACAGCAACCAGAGCGCGACCCCAGCCAGAGCAACGACACACAACCGCGCACCGGCCTTGACCCAATCGGAGAAACTCATCTCGCATGCCGTTCCACGAGATCAAAGAAAAATCCATCCCGCTCGAAGTCGGCGAGACTGTCACCCTTGATGAACTCAACGCCCGCCGGAGTCGTGAGCGCTATCGAGTCTTGCCCCCAGTAAGCACCGAGGCGAGCCAAAGCAGGCCGGAGGTTGCTATCTGTAAACGAGTCGAACGCAACGAACAACGCGCTATCTTCCACGCCCCCGAACAAGTCAGGCACCGGGCGAACACTCACGAATTCGTAAACCCGGCGCACCCCCTCGAAGTCATTACGATCCGCCGAAGAGTCGAAACTGTAGTGCGCGACAACCTCGGATACAGCAGAGCGAAAACGCTCCCATTCAGTGGCGCCCCACCCGTCGCCAAAAGTACCCGAAGCCCAAACCGGACGCCGACCAATGGCCACAAAGATCGAACCGATGACCGGAGCCGGAGCCGGAGAGCGCTTAGCAAGCAACGAGCTACCCCGGAACCAGACCCCGCAGAATTCGCAACCCAGCGGGAGGTGATCCCGATCATAGGGAAGGAGCCGGACACCATCCCGGACACCATCAGGCGCGCATTCATCGCAAGCGCTCCACGGGAGACCGTCACCCATTGGAACCTCGTACACGTAAACCGGATCAATAACCCCACGTCGAGAGGACACCGGAACAGGAACGGGAACAGGCGAGAAGACCGGCACCTCTGGGACAGGCAACCAGCGACCGCAAACATCGCAAATGGAAGGCCAGAACGCAAAGGGCACAACCTCCAAATAATCACGCGATTCTGGCTGGCACCACGAGCAGATAAAACGCCCGCCCCCGTCATCCCCGAGACGCTCAAAGTAGCAAACCAACGGAGACAAACCTTCCGCGCTCACTCCGAATCCTCACGAATCACAGCAACCAGCGCGCCAACAATTACGAGCAGTAGCGCAAACAGCACCACCAGCCCGACAACAACTAAGAACATGACAACCTCCAGATCGTCGCCCGATCAAGTACCGGGCGAAGCCCTAAGCCTACCGCGCCGACCAAATCAACACGAAAACGACACACCCCGAAATTGCCACAAATTTTTAGCTCACATATTGCCAGAAAAAAATCTAGCCCCAATGTAGGGAAATCCTAAAAAAAAAAAAAAAAACATTTCGGAATAAATGCATCCCGTCGACCTTTTTTTACTGTCCTTTAGTACATATTTTTTTTTGTTTTTTGGTTTCTGGTAGGGTGGGGGTTATGGATTATGATGTGGTTTTGTGGCCGATTGGTGTTGATTTGTGGCGTGTGGAGGTTGATGGGGTTTTGTTTCCTGATTTGGTGACTTGTAGGGATGAGTTGTTTGATTTTTTGGGGGGTGTGTTTTTTGATGTCTGATTCGCAGATTTCTGCTTTGGATCGTAAGTTTTTGTTGCATGCTCGTAAGTCTTTTGTTGAGGTTGGTTTGTTGTTTGGTGTTGCGCCTGAGTTTGTTGCGGAGCGGTTGGGTGTTTTGTTGTCGTCGGAGGGTGTGTTGTCGGATCGTCAGGAGGAGCGTTTGTTGCTTCTTGAGGTGTCTGATTTGAAGGATGAGGTGTTGCGTCGTTTGCGTGATGTTGAGGATCGGGATTTTGCTGCGGTGGCTAATGTTGCGTTGCGTGCGTTGAAGACTATTGGGGAGCGGTTGGATTCGCGTCGCAAGTTGGTGGATGCTGATTTGCAGTCTATTGGTGAGGCTCAGGCTAGGTTGTTTGGTCGGGCGTTTGATAGGGCGCTTACGCATATTGTGCAGAGTCTTGGTGCGGAGCAGGGTTCTGAGTTGGTGGATGCTGTTGTGTCGGATGGTTTGCGGTTGGCTGTTCGTGAGTTGGAGGGTAGTGTTGTCGGGTCTTAGTGGGATTGTGGAGTTGGCGATAGTTGACCTTAGGGAGCGTTCTCGGAATCGGTTGTATGGTACGGATGCTGAGGCTTGGGTTTCGGATGTGTTGGGTAAGAGGTGGTATGGGAGGCAGCGGGAGATTGCTGAGGCGTTTCAGGGTTCTCGTCGTTTGGCGGTGAAGTCTGGTAATGGTGTTGGTAAGTCGGCTATTATGGCTGATTTGATTACGTGGACGGTTGCTGTGTCTGATCCTGCTGAGACGTTGTGTATTGTGTCGGCTCCTACGTTGTCTCAGATTGAGAAGGTTATTTTTGCGTATTTGAAGGTGAATAAGGGTATTGCTCTTAGTAATGGGTTTGTGTTGCCGGGGCGTATTACGGAGACGTTGGCGTGGAAGTTGGATGGGGTTCAGGGGTCTGAGTTTTTGGTGTTTGGTAAGCGTCCTTCGGATAGGGATATTACGTCTTCGTTTCAGGGTACTCGTAAGGAGCGGACGTTGGTGTTTTTGGATGAGGCGGGTGGTCTTCCGGCTGAGATGTTTACTGCTGCGGAGGCGGTTACAACTTCGGGTGATTCAAAAATTTTTGCGATTGGGAACCCAGATAAGCGGGGGACAGAGTTTTATCGTATTTTTGAGGATGTTAAGTTGTCTCAGGATTGGGCTACCCAGACGATTAGCGTTTTGGACCTGCCGACGTTTACCGGGGAAGTAGTTTACAGCGACCCCGAGAAGCAGCAGAGGTTGTTGAATAGTTTGACTTCGGTGGAGTGGGTGGAGCATAAGCGTCGCGCTTGGGGTGAGGATTCTGCACGGTTTAAGGCTAAGGTGTTGGGTGAGTTTCCTGATGAGGGTGATTCTAGTTTCTTTTCGCAAACGGATATTGATGCTGCGTTTGAGTGTGACATTGTGGAGGATGAAAGTAGCCGTCCGGTGTTGGGGTTGGATGTGGCGCGGTTTGGTTCTGATGAGAACCGTTTGTATATTAATCGTGGTGGGCGTATTCGTATGTATGATGATGGTTCTGATATGTCGGGTGCGTGGGGTAAAACGGATTTGATTACTACTGCTCGTAGGGTGCATCGTGCTGCGCAGACGGTTGGTGCGCGGTTGGTGAATGTGGATGCGAATGGTGTTGGTGGTGGTGTTGTTGATGCTTTGTTGACGTTGGCTGAGTTTCGTGATGCGACGTATGATGTGGGTTCGATTATGACTGCTAATGCTAGTCCTGATAATACGAGGTGGATGAATCAGCGAGCGTATCTTTATGATTTCCTGCGTGAGGCTATGGTGAATAAGACTGTTGATTTGGATTATGAGGATACGCAGTTGAGGGAGGAGTTGATTTCGCAAACATATAAGTTTAGTGCTAAGGGTGCTGTGCAGATTACGTCGAAAGATGATATGAAAAAAGCTGGTCTTAAGTCTCCTGACTCACTAGACGCAGTATTACTATCATTAGTTGACTTTGTAGACGCTAACAGTCCACAGGCTGGTTCAGTTATTGAATACGAAATGGAAAATGAACATACTTTCTACTCGGATAATTTTTGGTGAATTGCAGAAAGTATGTTATGATTAATATATGAGAATTTGTGAAATAGATGAGTGCAATAACAAACATCAGGCCAAAGGGTTTTGCAGAGAACACTACAAGATAAATCGAAGAAAAGAATTTAACTATGTAAGGCCACTGCTAGAAACATTTTGTAGCAAAGAAAATTGCAAAACAATTGAATACAGCAGTGGGGTATGCAGAAAACACTGGACTATAAGTTATAGAAATGGAGACTATAACAAATCTGGCGCATCATGTATAGCTACTTGGTGTGAAAATATTGGCATGGGAACTCGCGGAAGATCGGTTCTTTGTTATAGCTGCTATAGCAAAGTGCAAAAATATAATATAACTTTAGAAGAATTTTTGAAACAGCCAAGAAGTTGTGAAATATGTGGTGGTAATTGGAGGCTATCAATTGACCATAATCATCAGACAATGGCCGTAAGGGGAATATTATGTAGCCTCTGCAACACCTCGTTGGGAACAATGAAGGAGGATAAGAAGGCTTTGATTGCAATGGTTAAATATATTGAGAAGTATGAGTAGTTCTTCTGGTAAACTTAATTTTATGACCCAAAACATTGCAGGACGCGGTAATTTAAACCAAAATTCTAGATTAAATGAGCAGATTACTTCTTTGACGGCAGAAAATGATCGGCTTGCTGAGTCTTTTGCTGCTATGGCGAAGGCTGTGTTGCAGTTTGATGAGGTTGGTTGGGGTGTTCTGAACAATGCTACGGAGGATGGGTTCAGCCTTAACGATACGAAGGCTACGGCTAAGACTGCACGTTTGCAAACAACTTCTAATCCGGTGTTGAAGCGTGGTGCTGCGTTGCGTGCATCGTATGTGTTTGGTCGTGGGTTTAAAATGTCTTCCAATAATGCGCCGTTGAAGCCCGCGTTTAGGAAGATCACTGATGATGCTATTAACCAGCAGGTTTTGTTTTCTGAGCAAGCGTTGAAGCGTGCTGAGAAAACGTTGTTTACGGATGGTAACTTTTTTGTTCGTTACAATGTGAAGACGAAACGTTTTGGTACTGTCAGTATTGATGAGATTACGGGTACTGCTGCGAATGCTGATGACCCTACGATTGTTGAGTATTATCAGCGCAGTTACAGTGTTGTTAAGAGCATTGATAAGTTGGGTAAGCCTGTTATGGAGAACAAGGTTGTGTGGTATGCGTTGGATACTACGGAGAACCCTGTTAACAAAATTGGTGAGTATTTTGTTGAGAAAGATTTTGTTGTTATTGACCATCGTGAAAATAATGATAAGGGTATTTGGGGTGTCCCTGATTGTTTCCCTGCTTTGCCGTGGGCTTGGGCATATTCGGAGTACCTAAAGGACGGCTCGAAGATGTTGAAGGCTTTGTCGAGCATTGCTTGGCAAGTGAAGTCGAAGACTGCTAAGGGTGCTGCGAATGCTGGCTCGAAGTTGTTGAATAATCGGCAGGTTGCTTCTACTGCGGTTACTGGTTCTGATACTGAGTTGTCGCAGATGCCACGGTCGAATGCTGTCGATTTGGATACTGGTCGTCCGTTGGCTGCTATGGCTGCTACTGCGATGGAGGTGTCGGTTGATGCTTTGTTGTCTGGTTCGCCTTCTACAGCGTCGGGTGCGCAGGTGTTGGATCAGTCTACGTTGAATGCTGCTTATGGTCGTCAGGGCAACTGGGAAGCGTTTTTTGTTCGTGTGTTGAATGTGATGGGTGTTCCTAGTCCTGCTGTTCAGTTCAATAGGATCATTGTTGATCCTTCTTACCGTTCCGTGCAGTCCTTGGGTCAGGCGTGGCAAACTGGTTTGTTTGATTCTTCTGTTATTCAGTTGGCTTATGCTGAAGAGTTGGGTATTGATGCTCCGGGTTCTGTTCCTGATGGGGTTATGTTGCCTAATAATAGTGGTATGGGTGCTGTTGCAACTAATGTGGCTACTGCTCAAGGCAATAGTGGTGCTGGTGTGGGCGATTTGACCAATGGCAACAACCAAGCAAGAGATACAGCCAATAATCCTAATTGATTTTCATGGTATTATTGATGTAATATGAAGAGATTTAATGAGTCAACTACTGCACCAGTTAAGGCTGGCAATAATTGGCGTGCGATCCTTATAACACCCGGGCAGGGGTCTTCAGGTTTCTATTCTGAGTCCATGCTTCGGGAGTTTGGGCCGACCGCTTTCCCCAAGGGAACCCATTCATATGTTGACCATCCCAAGGATGAGTCTGATGGGCGTTCGCCGAAAAACCTTATGGCTGTTTTGGCTGAGGATGCACACTATGTTGATGGTGTTGGTCTTGTTGCTGAGTTGGCTGTGATGGAGCATTGGAAAGAGTTTGTTGAAGCTGTGGCACCTTATACTGGTTTGTCCATTTGGGCTTCTGGTGAGGGTGTGCATGATGATGAGGGCAACCTTGTTGTTGAGTCGTTGACTGCTAACACACAAAATTCGGTCGATATGGTTAGTTATCCCGGCAGGGCTGGTTCTGGTCTTGCACAAAAGTTGTATGAGTCTGCTATTAGTATGCAGGTTTCATCTGAAGGCGCTGAAACCCCTATGGTTGAAGAGGCTAGTATCAATGAAGAAGAAGGAATCCCTGTCATGACAATTGAGGAACTGAGCGCACAGATTGCGGGGCTTCCCGCTCTTATTGCTGCTGCCGTTGTTGATGCCCTTAATAGTAACCCTGATGAGAACAGTGACAACCAGTCGTCTAACGACATGCAGGTTGCTCAGAGTGCTGATGTAAACATTGCTGATGTTGCTGAAGCTATGCTCGCTGCTGGTCTCCCCGAGGTTTCTCGTAAGGCCGTTTATGAGTCCATCCGTAATGGTGGAGACTTTGCTGTAGCAATTGAGGGCCAGAAGGCTTTCGTTGAGGCTGTTGAGTCACATTTGAAGGAATCGGCTGCTGTTGTTGCAGTTGAGTCTGAAGCTACACTTCTCGTTACCACGTCGGAGAAGGCTGCTAGCCTTGCTGACATTCTCAAAATTAAGGTTGGTGCTTAACAATGGCGCTTAATGAAGTCCTCGTAGAGTCTTTCTCTGCAAACTATGCTGTAAATACTGCTGTTCGTTCGGGCATGTTTGTTGTCCTCGGTGGCACTGCTGGTGCTGCTGCTGGTGCACAGACCGGTATCCGTGGCGTAGCTGAAACTGATGCCAAGCTTGGTGCTGACGGCCTGTACTACGCAACGATCCGCCACATTGGTTCCTTCATTGGTACGACTGCTGTCGCTGCCAGCCCCGGAACGCCTATGTACCTTGCTTCTGCTGCAACGTATGGTACGGCACTTGTTGCAACCGCAACGTCCAACTACTTTGTTGGTTACGCAACCAAGACTAAGGGCGCTACTGCTGGTAACGTTCAAGTCCGAATCAACAACTAAGAAAAGGCAAAGAAACTTATGTCTAAGATCCAGTTCGTAGAGAACGCAATCGCTCAGATCGAAGAGCGTTCCACTAAGCGCCAGAAGGAAGCTGCGAAGCTTTTCTTTGCTGCTACCAGTGGCGACCTTCGTGCGAAGCTTATGCTTCAGGAAGGAATTTCGTCTTCCGATATTCCGACCGTCCTTCAGCCGACCATTAACCTGACGTTCCTTGCACAGTATGCTGCACAGCCTACCGTGTGGGATCAGATCGCAACCGAGTACACGGTTGATGACTTCGGGCCGATCAAGTTTGCTGACTTCCAGATTGACCCTTCGACCCTCACCGCCAACAATGGTTCCGAGTATTTTGCTGGTGGCCTTCCGGTCGTTGGCGAGTACGATGAGTACCCTGCTGTGAAGTTCACTGCTTCGGAACTTAACCGTAGCATTGACCGCAAGCGTGGTGTTCGTGCACGTTTGTCTTGGGAATCGCTTCGCAAGCTTGGTAACTTCGATATCATCACGCAGTTCACCGATGCTTTCGCAAAGTATGCTGCACAGCAGGAAGATTATGTTCTGGCTAACCAGTTCGTTACCTCCGCTGGTGCTGCTGCTGCCCCGTGGTCGGGTAAGAACCTGACGCTTAACCCTGTGCTGAACCTTGGTAGCCTTGAGCTTGCTCTTGCCACCTCGCGTCTCGCCAAGGTTAACGGTGTTCCTGTTACCGCTTCGTCCTACAAGCTGATCTATGGTTCTGCTTTGGTTTCGACGGTTGCTAACCTGAAGTCGATCACCACGATTCAGCGTACCGACAGCAATGGTGTCTACGACATTAACGCTGGCGTTATCACCTCGCCGTTCAACCCGATTGCGTTCCCTGCACTCGATGTTATTTCGGCTGGTACGACCGATAAGTTCTGGTTCGTTGTTCCCGAGAACACCCCTCGCCCCTCGTTCCTTGAGGTCTTCATGAGCGGTGAGCGTACCCCGCTTATCTCCATCAAGGACTCGGGTCACATGAGCTTTGCCGGTGGCGAAGTTCCCGTGCGCGAAGGTTCGTTCGATGAGGATGACATTCAGACTCGTGTTCGCCACGTGGTTGAGGCTGTTGCCGTTGACCTCACCGGTTCAGTTTTCTCCACTGGTGCTGCTGCGTAAGTAGTGTTATAGTAAGAAGCCTCACATCCGTAAAAAGGTGTGGGGCTTCTTCCATATATTTAAGGAAACGAAATGCCATATTACATTGAAGAGGGGCCAGCCGACTGTAAAAGCGGTTGGGCTACTACAGACTCCAATGGTAAAACAATTAGTTGTCATGAAACTAAAGATCAGGCCATTAAGCAAATGGTTGCAATTTCTTTGAGCACTGGTGAAGAACCCGGTGGCGATTGGAAAAATCGTAAGAAAAAGTAGGGTATGATTAGAGGGTAGCTACTCCTCCAATCGGGCTACGCAGACCCCACACAGTTGAGCACTGCTCCTGTGTGGGGTTTTGTTTTTTGCTGGTAAACTAGAGGTATGGCTATTAATTCAGGAGTTTCCCCAGTAGATGCAACGTCTGGTGTTGGTAAGGTTCGTATCCTTCTTGGCGATACGGATGCCACCAATGTTGTGTCTGGTGTTGGTACATATCTTTTTTTCAGCGACGATGAACTTGTTGCTTTGCTTGGCTTGTATGGTGACGATGTTAAGCTGGGTGCTGCCCGTGCGCTTGAGACCATTGCTGGTTCTCAGGCTTTGCTTCTGAAGTCGTGGTCTTCGGATGATCTTACGGTCAATGGTGATCGTATTGCGAAGGAGCTTCGTGAGCTTGCTAAGCAGTTGCGGGCTGAGGCTTTGGCTGAGAGTGACTCTGGTTACTTTGATGTTATTCCGTTCCCGGTCAAAGACACTGAGACTTGGTGGGATTAAGTTGGGTACTTTTGGTGGCGGTGGTATCAACGTTGGTGCTATTGCTACACAGATGCGTGCAAGCATGGAGTTGTGGTTTAACGCATCAATTCAGATAATTGACCCGAACACTGGTGCTGCTGTGTGGGACGAATATACTAATACTGAGACTGGTGGTGCGCCAACAATTTTGTGGTCTGGTAAGGCTCGTATACAGCCGTTGACTGGTGGTTCACAGACTGAGGCTGGCTTCACTCAAGGGTCTGTTGTTTCTGCACGGATACAGTTGCCACTTGATGTTGAGATTGGTTTGTTGCGTAAGGGTTTGCAGATCATTGTCGCTGATGGTGGTGAGGATTCTGTGTTGCAGGATTTGTCGTTTGTGATTAGTTCTGCAATTAATTCTTCTTACGCATGGAATCGTACAGTGATGTGTGATGTTGATGTGAAGTCTGTTTCTGATTCTTTGTGGTCAACCATTTCGGGTAATGTTTCTAATGTTGCTTTGGTTCCGATTGCTGATGCTGTGGTGTCGTCCTTCGTGTATAGGAATGGTTTGTGGGAGCTTGCTTATGAGACTGTAACAGATGTGTTGGGTAACTTTGAACTACCTGCCGTGCCAGATATTGGTGTTGTCGTGTCGGCATATTCTGCATTATATGTCCGTCAATACTGGCAGAATGAATCAGCACCAGCCACGGCTGATCTTGTTGCACCAGTAAACCATATTGGTACTACTGGTGTTGACTTTTTGATGGTGCTTGATTAATGGCTAGGCCCGTTGGTGGCGGAAAATATACTACCATTGACATGAAAGGTGTTAATGGTATGTTGCAAAATCTTGGGCCTATAACTCAAGCTGCTGCACATAAAATGGCTCAAGAACTTAGCCTTATTGGTGAGCTTGAAATGAAAAGAATTATTGATACGAAGTCTAGTGGTTTTGGTAGAAAGCGTATGAAAAAGAATATTGGTAATTCTAAGGGGCGTAACCGTAGCGGTCAGATGCTTAATGCTGTTACTTCAAGAACCTCTGGGCCGGGCGGTAAAGTTGTTAGATCGGCTTGGGGTTGGCTAAAAAAGCCTGAACCATATTATTCATATCAAGACAAGGGTTTTAATGAATGGTATAAAATCCTTTACTTTAACGAAGTTGCCCATGAGTTTGTTTTTGAAAAGTTGCGTTCATCTCATTGGAAAAAGGGTATTTTTTCTGTTCGTGATTCTAGAAAAAAAGTTGTCAATGAACTGCCCAAAATAATAGCGGGTATAGAAATGTTTATTGTAAAAGAAGCCCGAAAAGGAAAAACACACTTATGAGTGGACTTAATCTTGTCGCATTGCAGGACATTATTGCGGCACATATTAAAGCAGAGTTTCCAGCGTATGAAGTGATCGAGGATGAAATTCTTGATGATGATTATTTGCTGAAGGTTAATGGAAAAATTAAGCCTTATATTGTTTTGCGCTGGTCTGGTCTGTTTCGTGATGCTGGTGCCACTTCTTTTGCTGGTGTACGTTATGACGAATACAATTCTAGTGTTGATATAAATGCTATTGCACCAACACCTTCACAGGCGCGTCGTGCAATGAACATTGTTATGGATAAGCTTATTGGTTGGAAGCCTACTGGTGGTGGGGCAATGATTCCTGAAGGTGGTGGAGATGTTTATGTCGTTGTTGGCGATAATAACAAACCGCACCTTTATATTGGTAGTGCGCGTCTTGGTTTCACTGTTAACGGTGAAGATGTTGGCTCATATATTACCCCATAATTCATGGTAAAATAGAATATGGTTATGACTCGAAATCTCGTATCCGGGCAGGTTGCCGACATTGCACCAAAGATGCTTGAACACCCCAAGTTCAAAGCCATTCTTGAGGTAGTCTCTGACAATGCTAAGCCCTTTGTCCCTGAACTTCACAAGCCACGAATTTTTAAGGCAAAAGAAGCTCAAATCGAAACCCCTGAAAAAGAGACTTTACCGGGAGAACATTACGTTCCTTCTGGCACACCCTGAAGCTTTTGCTAACCGTTCCGCACCGACTGCTGCTGAGCTTAATGGTGTTCTTGCACACAACCTTACCTGTGCGCTGAACGAGGATGCTACCGAGTTTTCACTTGGTGACTCCGACACCGACACGAGCCTGACGTTCTGCTCCAAGGCTGGCGTTGCAACCCCAACGTTCTACAACCCAACGGTAAGCTTTGAAGCGTTCCGTGACGCTGATACTTCCGCTACGGGTGTTTTCAACCTTGCATTTGATCTTCTTGCATGGCCCGACATTGAATACATTGCTGTTCTTCGCGTTGGTAAAGATAGTGATGTTGCCTTCGCTGCTGGCGACAAGGTAAAGATGGTCGCCGTGAAGACCGACTGGGGAACTGATGTTATCGCTAGTGGAGAAAACACTCGCATTGCACAGGCTTTCCTCCCGAACGATTTTGTTAACTGGAACTACGAGGTGGCAGCATAATGACCGATATTAAGGTTCCGTCTAGCGGAAACATTCGCGCATGGTGGGGACTAGCTAACGCTTTCGCCAACTATGAAGCGCCTACTGCTGTTGAACTCAATGCTTGCCTTGACATTTCTGAATCAATCTCATGGAACGATCTCGGTTTTGGCCTTCAGGCATCTAACACCATTGATGACCCAGCCATTACCGCTATCGGTAAGGTGTCCGACCGTGGAGCATCCCAGTTCGGTGGAGCGATTTCGTTCTACTACCCAGGAGCTTTCGGAGACACCAGCAACGACTACGCTGTAACCTACGATGCGCTTGATGCACCTCGTACCCTTGGTTACATTGTTATGCGTGTTGATGGTGAACAGACCGCCACAGTAGCTGAAGCTGCTGATCTCGTGCAGGTCTTCAAGGTCATGACCGATGGTTATGCTGAGTCGATCACTGGTGAAGAAGCATTCCGTTACACGGTTTCGTTCCTCTCACAGGGCGATCTTGCTGTTCGTGCAGTTGTTAAGGGTGTTAGTGCTATTGCTGTTATCACTCCTGCTACTCTCGCAATTGTTGTTGGTGCAAAGTCTCGTCTGACTGCAACCGTTGATGGACGCAACTACACGAACGGTGTGAAGTGGTCAACCTCTGCTCCCGCCAAGGCTACGGTTTCTTCCGCTGGTGTTGTAACTGGTGTTGCTGCTGGTACGGCAAACATCACTGCAACGTATGAAGCAACTGGCGCGACTGACGTGACGGCTGTTACTGTTAGCTAAGTTTCCGACAAGGAATACAAAACCCCTCAGCCTTAATTGGTTGGGGGGTTTCCTTTGTTTTGTGATAAGATATTGTTGTACTTAAACCGATGGAGGAAAAAATGTCCAATGCAACACCAGAACAACTTGTAGCTGAAGCGGTCAAGCCCGGAAAGCTTAACGTCATTTCTTTGATTAAAGATCGTGCCCTTCCTACCGATACGGTAACTATTCTTCTTGATGAGCAGACAGCATATCTTGCTGCTGGCGTTAAGGAAAAGATTGATGCTATTACTGATGAGGTTTCCAAAGAACGTGAACTGCTTCAGCTTCAGCTTGACGCTTTGAAGGAAAAGCTTAAAGAGTCCATTCTGGAATTTACCATTGTTGGTATCACTGAAGGTGCCCGCGAAGCAATGCTCGCACGATCAATGGATAAGTTTCCAATGGAGACGAAGCGTGACCTCAATCCTTTGAGTGGTGAATTTGTTGAACGTGAAATTCCATCCCCTGAGCGTGATAGTCATTTTACTAATGCTCTTTGGCAGTCTCACATTACTAAGATTGTTGCAGCCAACGGCAATGAGCAGACTGTAATTACCAACAATGATGCTTCAACAATGCGCAGTGATCTTCCAATTGCTGCTGTTGGCAACATTACTGAATCAATTGAGAAGTTGCGTCTTGCTTCCGCAATGTTCATGATCGAAATGAATGAAGATTTTTTAGCCAAGTCTTAACATGGAAAGATCATAGCTTTTTAGATACTATGATTGAAGCTGCTGTTGCTGTTGGAAAACCTCCAACTGCAATGATTTTCAGTGATCCCACACATGTCGAATGGACGGTGTGGGATTACCGTTTGGTGAAAGCACATTTCATGTTGAAGAACTGGTATCGTGATGGTATCCCCATTTGGTGGGATGAATCTGAGCGTGTTACGTTTGATGCTAAATCTCGCGTCTCTAGGTCTCGTGCAGCTATCGACAGGGCACAGACTAAAGCGGGTAAGGCTAAAAATCCTACGCCGGGTCAGTATTTTGTTGCTGAGGCTCGCGTGATGGATGGTGGAGAATTGCCTACTCGTAAAGAGTGGGTTGAGGAACAGAAGGTAAAATCTGGTATAGCTAAGCCTATACCTAGCGATGATAAGGTTCGTGTAGTTCAGGGTCATTAAATTCTCGCGTAGGGTAGAATAGACTATAGTCTTTTTTCTCTACGCGAGGGTTTATGTCAGAATCAAATGATGTTAAAGTAAATTTTACTGGTGATACCAGCGGGATTGAAGGTGCCATAGCTAAACTTGGCGCGACCATGAAGAAATTCACGGGTCAAGTTGATACTCTTGGCAATAACCTTGCTGACTCTTTTGCAGCTATTGAGACTGCCATTACTGGTAGCGGTAAGGCTTCTGAAGCGTCTTTAAAGAAGACTGCAAGTGTTGCCACTGATGCAGCCAAGAAGGTTTCTTTTGTTGATCTAGTTGCTGCTGCTGACAAAAAAGCTTTTGCTGAAACTAGTATAAATACTGATAATAGAATTGCAGCTTCCGCAAAGGCTTCTTCAGAAGCTATTATTGCTCGCGCTAATGCTGAGGTCATATCTACACGCGATACAATTGCTGCACAAAAAGCTAAGCTTGAAGTTTTCCGTCAAGGTTTAAAATTTAGTGCCGTACCGGCAGAACATGCTCTTGGTGCGATCAGTACCAATGCTAAGGGTCAAGCCCGCAACGCTGCCGGTAAGTTTATGAGCAAAGACGCTCTCGGCGTTGCTGAGCAGGATGTTCAAATTCTTTATGAATTTTCTCAAGCTCAAAAGCAAGCCAATGAAGAACTTGGTATGTATTCTGCCCACGCTAAAGAGGCAGCAGCTAATTCTAAAATTCTTAATAACTTTTATAAGGCGCGGATAAAAAGCGTTGATGAGCTTCTTGAAGCTGAGAAGCGTGCAAATCTTTTCCGCACGGAGCAAGCAAAAACTACTGTAAAGTTTGATGCTTTGCAAACGCCGATGTTGTCTACTCGGGTTGAGACTTCGGGTAATGTTCGTCAGCGTCAACGTGCTTCTCAGCAGGTGTCTGGTGGGCCTGTAACAAGTTCCAAGTCTATTGCTGGTGTTGTTACCGATAAGAGTATTTCGCTGATTAGGGCTGATACTCTTGCCAAGCAGCGTTTGATTAATACAGATTATGATCTTGCAAAATCTTTAATGGCTGTAGAGCTTGCGACTCGGGCTGAGACTAAAGCTGTAGAAGATAACATTAAGAAGCTTAAAGAAAAAGCTGATGCTGAAGCAAATAGTTCTGCTGCACGATATGCCCTATATGATATTGCTCGTGTGTATACGGTTGTTTCTGCTGCGATTGTTGCTGCAACAGTTTATGTTGTAAAGAACTCTGCCGATATGGAATCAGCTTTTACAAGTGTTGAGCGCACCCTTGGCGCTAATACTACAGTTGAATCCGTAAACAGGATTAGAACTTCTTTAATTGATTTGTCTACCCAGATTCCTAAAACTTTTACTGAGATCACACAGATTGCTACTTTAGGTAATCAGTTGGGTGTTGTTCAGAAAGACTTGGAAGGTTTCGTAAAAACTGTTTCAGAATTTTCTGTTACCACTGGTATTGATGTTGAGGGCACGGCACAGGCTTTTGGTTTGCTTGGTAATCTTCTTGACGTCCCTGTGAAGCAGTATAAAAACTTGGCTTCTTCTATTGCGCTTGTTGGTTTGAACTCTGTTGCTACGGAAGCGCAAATTATTGCTGTTTCTCAACAGATCGCTGCCGGTGCTAAAGATGCTGGTTTTGCTGCTGATGAAGTTATTGGTTTATCTGCTGCTACTGCTTCTTTAAAGATTTCGCCTGAGCAGTCTCGTAGCTCTTTGACGACATATTTTAACGGCCTGAACAAGGCTGCCGCTAACGGTGGGGTTGAGCTTGAGAACTTTGCCAAAGTTACCGGCATGACTACCAGAGAACTTGATATTATGATTCGCTCTGGCAATCAAGGTAAAGCAATTTTTACTGCTTTTCTTGAGGGCCTAAATAAAACTAGCAGCGTTGGTGTTACTGCTGCGCTTGAGGAGCTTAACCTTAACGGCCTTCGTGTTGATAACACTTTCCGAAGATTTGCAGACAACCCCGGACTTTTGAAGAGTACGTTTGAGAATGCTTCTCTTGGTATGGCTAGTGGTACTGAAGCTTCTAGGCAGTATGCAAAAGTTGCTGATGATCTTAATTCGATTGTTTTAATGTTGCAAAGCGCTTTCAATGCTCTTGTTAACGAATTGGGTTCACAACTCGTTCCGGGCATTTCTTTAGCAGCTAAAGAATTTAAAAGCTTCATTCAAGATACTCAAGAATTTGCTAAGAGCGATACGGCTAAGACTATTTTTACTATCATAACAGCACTTAGTTCTTATATTGCTATTCTTTTGGCCTTTAAGGCAACGATGCTTATTGCCGGTGCAACAACTCTTGCTTTTGGCAAAGCGCAAGCTTTCCTTGTGGGGGCAAATGGTATTGGTGCTGTTGGTAAATTAATTACAACGTCTATCCCTCAACTTTTTAGCTTTGCTGCTGCAAACGTTGCTGCTGCTACGGGAATAACTACAGTTACAGGGGCAACCCTTCGACAGACGGTTGCTGCGGTATTTGCGGCAGGTGCCCTTAACGGCCAAAGTAAAGCTACAGTTGTTCTTTCTCTTGCAAGCAGGGGTTTAGCTGCTGCGGTTATGTCCATTCCCGGCTGGGGTTGGGCGCTTGCTGGTGTCGGTGCACTTGTTGCATTAACATCGGTGATGAATGATCTTCGTAGTTCTTCTACCCTTGCCGGTCTTGGTTTAACTAGTGTGGC